TGTTTGCCAAGCGCATCGAGGGTCGCATGGTTCTGGCGCCGAGCGTGTATGTCACGGGCACTGGGTTTGGTGTGACCTGGCGTGTGGTTCTGGCGAAGGTGTTCCCGCCGTCCCGCGTGGGTGCCAAGGCTGCGTTCGCGGACATCAAGGAGCCGGAGGATGATGCTGAGGACAAGCCGGCTAAGCTGGACATGCCAGTTGCGGATGCGTTCCCGGCTGAGGATGAGGAGGAGACGCACGAGGAGGTCAAGGCGAGGTCTCCAACTCCTCCACCTGCTCCAGCACCGGTGATTGCGCCTGGTGCTCCGAAGAAGACTCGGAAGGCGACTGCGGTGTCGTAATAGACCAAACAGAGGATCCCTTCGGGGGGGTGTGACAAATCATTCGCTCATCAATAAAAAACACCTTTTCCTTTTCGGGGAAGTCTAGAGCCGCAGCAGTCGAACATGCGAATGAAGTAAGCGACACCTTTTTACATTTCTCACATGAGTGAACCATCGGCATCTTCTTTAACATGTCCACAGTCACCAAGCGCATATTGCCACGCAGACACCGCTCAAGGATTGTTGTTGGTGTGATCCATCCTTCAGCCAAACACTGCTCGTGAACATTGTCAGGGATCATACTCCAAAAGGTTTCGCCCTCTTCCCATCCATCCTCTTGGAGCAGAGTCCCAAAGGGATTGTCCTTATACCACAGCAGTGCCATCTTCGCATTGTCTTCGAGATTGTGCTCAGTCAAGCCAACACGATCAAGGTCCTCCTGTTCGTAGAGCCAATACACATTTGCGTGGGTGTAGTTCGGATCACGCGCACCGCGATAGACCTGCCGCCCTGCCATAGTCCAGAGATCAGATACAATGTTGATATCGTGCTCTGTAATGTCCGTGCCTACCGGATAGATAACCGACCGATCAATCGTCGAGAACATTGTTCAGTTGGCAGATTATTCGAATGTAACCTTTACCGTGACATCGTGGTGGCGAATGGACTTTGTAGCCGAACGGCTGAGCTCATGGCGCTTGCGACGCTCACCGTCCTTGGGCTGAATCACCTGCGAGCATGCCTCCATATCCGCGTGAATGTCATCGTAATTTGCGTCCAGATACTCGAGCACCTCATCCTGAATCACCCACTCAAAGAAGTTCAGCTGCCCCACTGTGGTATCCAGCCCGCGGAACTGGATGCGCTTCCATCTGCAGAACGGGTCAAACATCTTTTTGTTGTACGCCTTGAGGTGCGACTTGTAGACCAGATACACAATGACGTGACGGTCTCCCTTAGCCATGAAAGAGACATTATGCTTCTTTGAGTAATTGGTAACAAACCAATCCAGAAGGCGCAGGCTCAGTCGAGACTTGCCAGTAAGAATCTCTTCCACACGGCGGAAATTGTCGGGGTCTGCGTAGAACTTCTCGAGGCGGTGAAGAACCCACTGCTCCTTACTCTGAATCGTCTCCATATCGATCCTATGTATCAGCACTGAAAATGAGTTTTCGGAGGTGACGCATAAAGAAACGCAACATGGAGTGTGTTGTAGCCGAATGGCTGAAAGATCCACCGTATACCCGAGTCAACAAGCGTCTTCGCCCCTTGATTATGCTGCTTACTCTTCTCGCACCTTCCGTGAGCTACACTCGGGCTCGGCGGATTGTGTTTGCTGCACTCGAGGAGGCAATGAAAGGTCCACTTGGACACACGTGGACTCGTGACCGGTGTGTGCGCAGAACAATCCGAGTCTACGGTATGAATGATCAGCGCACCTCTGCGTGGCATGCTAAGCGTGGTGAAATGGTGACGGCTTCTGAGGTGTCGGGTGTATTTACGGGAGGAGAGACCCGCCGTGCTCTGATTATCCGTAAGTTAGAGCCACCTCAGCCCACCGGAAGCCATCCGATTTCCGCTCTGATCTGGGGGACACGATTTGAGTCAATCGCAAAGGCGATGTATGAGGCAGAAACTCAGTGTAAAATTGTGGATGTGTCTTGTGTTCAGCATCCCGTTCACAGCTTTCTCGGTGCGTCTCCAGACGGCATTATCTTCCCAAATGATCCAACCGATGTGCGCCGACGTGGTCGCCTTGTGGAGTTCAAGTGCCCGATCTCACGCCCACAGACGGAGGGAATTCCAGATGCCTACGTACACCAGATGCAGATGCAAATGGAGTGTACGGGCATTGACGAATGCGAGTATGTAGAGTTTCGGTTCAAACAGATCTTCTCATCGGAGTGGATAAATTCAACTGAAACAAAGGGAGTCTTTGCTGTCTTTGATGATCAGACCGTTGACTACAAGCCGCCATGTATGCTGCTATCCGAGTGGCAGGCAGAGGTCACCGATCGTGAGCCGCAGTATATCTATTGGAAGCTGATGTCGACGAAGAAGGAGTTTCTGCCCAAGGACACAACCTGGTTGCCGCGACACCTTCCAGCTCTCCGCGAGTTCTGGGATGAGGTCCTTCTTCATCGCGCGGCTGGGACACAGCCCCCACCGCCTCCACCTAAGATTCCTACACTGGACATTTGACGACGCCCGGAAAGTAGTAACCGTCAATGTAAGTCGAATCGTTGAACCACTTGTTGGGCATCACAATTTTTCTGTTTGGGTTCAAGAATGCGCCCCACCAGGAGAAGCTAGAGTTTGGGCAGATACATCCGGCACACTTGCTCATGAGAAGCAGGGTATCAACTTCGTTCTCGTGGATGAAGGTGTGTTGAAGTCCGCCGATCCATGGACGGGTTTGTGCGTGGTGAAGATCGTTGGTAAAGATCACAAACTGTGTATCGGCAGGGAACTCTGCAATCGCACGACGGTAATACTCGTCAAGTTTCAGATCATGTAACCAATGGTTCACATAGTCCCCTCCTCGTACGTGAATGAATACTTTGTTACCAATATCTGGATACTTCGCAAGAACACCGGTGTCGAACCGAAGTCGCCCCTTGAACGACTCATCGACATACTGCCAATTCTGAAAGTAACCATGAATTCTGGCATTGTGGGAATTCGCTAATGCACTTGTCCAATCATAGAACACATACGACCCCTCTTGAATGTTGAGTGGAAACACAGGTGGATTCTTTGCGACTGACCAGTGTCTGAACAGAGAATTGAAATAGTTCTCGTTGGAGTGATATGACCCTCCTACGCGTTCAATCACAACAGTCCGCCCAGTCCGCCGCCCAATATGGTCAACGGCCGCAAGTTGAAAGAGCTGGTTACCTAGTCCCCCTGCAAATTCAACTGTCAACATAATTGCTTACACCCTAAGCATATAAATGGATTCAATGAGTGTGACGTTTGTAACTGCATTCCTAGATCTACACGATGAATCCAATTCATATCGACCCCCTGAAAAGCGAATTCAATTTTTTAATCAACTCAATGCGACGGGTATTCGACTGCATGTATTTGTCAGTCCGGAAAACCTTGAAAATATAAAGGTCACGAATGGGATTATTGAAACACTACAATTGGAAGATTTACACACCTACAGTATATCTCCAAATGGAATGCCAGATACGCTAACACAAGGTAAAGATACGCGAAACTTCTTAATATTGATGAACTCCAAGATCGAGCTTGTAAATCGCGCAATTGAGTCTGGAAAGCACTCGACGAATCATTATGCCTGGATTGACTTTAACATATTCCATATTCTATCCGATTCATCTTCCGAACAACTAAAGAGATTGAGCACACTAGCATATCCAGAAAGTTGTATGTATTTTCCAGGATGCTGGGATAAGCAAATAAGATTCGATACTGTTAACTGGCGGTTCTGTGGTGGGTTCTTCCTTGGTGACACACTCTCACTTCGCGAGATGTATCAGCTACAGTGCACGGTATATCCAAAACTTCCAAAATTGACATGGGAGGTGAATACCTGGGCCTGCCTTGAAAGTCTTGGTTGGTCGTGCACATGGTATCCTGGGGATCACAATGATTCTATTCTCAATATCCCACTATAACCCATAATTAACAAAGTTACCAGCTAAGTCACTGAAACCCGGGCGCTGAACACCTATTCTGGTCTTGAATGCATACCATTCACTACATGGCTGTAGTGCCTTCCAATATTGATCATTGATATATATCCAGTGAAGATCGGGGGATTCAATGAAGAGCTTAAGACCTTCTTCAAGGCGATCAATCAGCCTATCGTAAAACCTCGAATGAACTATATACCCGCTTGCGGTCTGTGCCTCAAACACGGAATCAAATGTGTCATCGTATGGATACGCTAAGATTATGTTGTATGACATCATAACAACATCGTAACTCGATGGGAGTTTATTGATCAGAGATTCCCAATCCTCCTTCGAAACTGTAAACATAAAATCATCCTCAAATATCATAACAGATTCATATCCCCGTTCCCTTGCTAGCTTGAGAACGCGTACATGCGAAGATGTACAGCCAATGGCAGGAAATACATGTTCGATTGCTCGAAAGCGTTCTGCGTCTATCTTCATGTTGGCTAATTCCGATTCGATCTCCGCTCGGCGATCCGCGCGACGATCGAGGTTGATGTAAAAAGCACGCATTGTGGTAGTTCTAGTTCAGTATGAAAGCATTTTACCAGAAACGAAAGCATGACCACCAATTCCGATGAGGCGACGCAAACTTTTCATTCCACTCGTCGATTGTATACTTGTTGCTCATGCTCAGATTACAGCGCGAACAAATGGGAATCAAGTTCTCCACGGTCATATCACCACCCTTGCTCTCGGGAGTGTTGTGCCCACACTGGTAATCAAATACACTCATTTGGTTCGTACACCAAATGATCTTACATTTTGTATCAAACTTGCGCCCGATCTTCAACAACCAGACCTGTTCCCGCAGAGCCTTTGGAATCTTCTGTTTCCCGTGGCTCATTAGTTCTTCTCACATCAAAGCTGTATATGCGTTGACACGGAAGGGTGTGATGAGACCCGTTGCAGCTTCAACGAATGACATAGCGGGCATATGGTTCGTACGCTGCTCATACGAGGAGTTCTCGACATTTTGAGTCCGCCTATCCTGGCTGGTATCACGCAATTCGGGTTGAAACTTTTCCTGTGCGCCCGATAGCTGCCATACATAGGACAGCACAAATACGGCTACAAGAAGGGCTACGATATGAAGCATTGTCTTCTCGGGCGATAAAAAACGAACTCTTTCCATTGGTAGGAGAAAGGAAGCACAATGGAGGACAAGGCAATCGCAACTCTTCGCACTCTCTTCGAGCGTCGTAAGCTGGGCACGGAGACCGTAAGTCTGAGCACAGATCTCAAGGATGCGAACGTCTATACGATGGGAAGCGCACTGGTGATCTTCAGCCAGAAGGACAAGATGCTTGACCGCGATGTGAACACCTACCTGAAGTATGCTACGGAGAACAAGTATACGAACGGCATTGTGATTGTCTCGCTGTCCAAGCCATCTGAGAATGTGCTGAACTCGATCAAGTCCCATGCGAAGGAGGGTATTCTGTTCTTCCATATCCGCGAGCTTCAGATGGACATCACAACTCATCGGATGTCTGTACCGCATCGCATTCTGTCTCCAGAGGAGGCGAAGGTTGTGCTTGATAAGAACCGGGTTCTAAAGCCCGAGGATCAGCTGCCGTGGATTGATTCGCAGGATATCCAGGCTCGGCTCATTGGAGCAGTTCCGGGAGATATTATCGAGATCACTCGCCATAGCGATACCGTAGGCAGGTGTATCTACTACCGGTATTGCGTAGCCGACGTAAATGTTGCCTGAATACAATGCCCGATCCAACGGCCGCAGGTAACATGTCGGATCTTGAATCCGAATATCAACGTCGGAAGACAATCTACGATACCCTCGTGGCAAGTGCACTGGCGACAAATGATGTGTCCAAGTTAGATGCAATCGCACGCGCAAAACAGGGAATGAGCGATACGCTTTCCAAGATGCTTGCTCTATCAGCGGGAAGCGGTACAACTGCCCAACAAGAGGAGTTAATTCGCAGGGTCATGGAGATTCAGCGCGATTACAATGGTCTTTTGGTTAGCACAGATAAACTCGAGACTCTCCGCAAGATCCGACAGTTTCAGGAGTCAAGAACGGGCGCCGACCTTAAGATCTATGGGCTTGGATTTTTGATTGCGGGTCTCGCTCTTATTGTCATGATGACGAGAACGCGCGAATAGCCAAAGCTACTCCGATAATGAGGAATAGCACGACAATACGAACCATGATCCCGCCTGTATCAATTGGTCTCGAGAGCTCCTGCGCAGACGTCACGAGTTGATTGGAAATAACAGGTCCTTCCTCTTGGAGTTTCTGCGACTTCAGGTGGAGCTTATCGAGTTCTGGATTCGTGTTCTTATACTCATCTAGGAATGTCTGGATGTATCCTTGGTTCTGGTTGATTTGCTGTCGCATAGCATTCAAACTCGATTGAATCTGGGCTGCTGCCTTTTCAGACACTGATTTATTGGCAATATCTCCATTCTTTCGGTATGCGTAATAACTTGCACTATACGTATCAATGAGTGTCTGAAACTCGGGAGACACTATTTTATTCAGTCCACCTCCATCTGGCCTGGGTGCACCAAGAGAATTGCTATGTTCACGGACAGAAATCGTTGAGACTGCGATCAACGTAAACAACAGGGCAGTGAGCCACCCAACCATTATCTTGTAGGAGTAATAAAATGCCGGTCGCTCAATCGTTCTTCGAGCCTGGTCGCGATGCAACCACCCGACACATGCGGGGTGTTGATGCCTCTGAATATACACGCTTTGTCCGCATGGCGGCTACTGTTGCGCCGTATATCAACAACACCAAGGTATTTGGCAAGCCGTATGCCCGTCTTGGACAGAGCCAAGAATCTACACTGGATGCCACTGTTGTTAGCACACTCTTTAGTGGGCTCAGACCGTTTGTTGCGAATAAGTAATGAGTTGCCCCGCAGGCTTTGAAGTAGGGTTGTCAGATACATGTCGTGTTACATGTCCAGCTGATTTCAAGTATATCCAAGAGTCGGGTACTGAGAAGTGTGTGGCTACATCAGATAACAAATACTATATGTCGCTACAGGCTATACCTCAGGGCTCGAGTACAACGGCGTTCACCGATGAACAGGCCCGCTTCCTCTCCGGATTCATTACACTAAAAAGGAGGATTCAGGCAGATCATGATGCAGCAGAGAAACTTCGGGCATTGACCAATACAGATGTCGTTGCCCATCACGATCGGATTCGGTCATCGCACGGTCTTACAGATGCTTATAGTGAGGCGATTGCAACACTGAAGCCGCTTCGGCCTCCGACGCAGCCGCACGTAGATATTATGAACGAACAGCTTAGCATAAAGGAGATCTCGGCAAAGGATCTACGTATTCTTCAGATCTGCCTTTTCTTCGTAGTGATCTGCCTATTGGAGTACGCCCTCTTCCCATCTTCAGTTGTCCATGGTGTTGCGTTCTTGACGATGTGTGTAGGACTTTCACTCGCAATCTATCTCTCCAATAGATAATGGGAAATCGGCAGTTCAAGTGTCCATCAGAGACGAGTCCCGGTCCAGCTCCATTTACATGTGTGATGACATGCCCGTCTGGGTTTGAGCTCAAGCCTGTCGATGGTGCGCCGCGGTGTGTTAGCAAAGATGATCCCGAAGTATCTATTCACCTTATCCCTC